CAACCAGGACAACAATGGTGAAAACCAGCCTCGCACCTTCAGCCAGGATGAAGTCAACGCAATCGTAGGAAAGAGACTTGCCGAGGAAAAGGCGAAGTTCTCTGATTACGAAGATTTGAAGGCAAAAGCCGCCAAGTATGACGAAGCGGAAGAAGCCAACAAGTCCGAACTTCAGAAGGCAACCGAACGTGCGAACAATCTCGAAGCCGAACTCAACGGACTTAAGAAAGCCGAGGAAGTAAGGCAGATGAGAGAAAAAATCGCAACCGAAACGGGAATCCCCGCAAATCTCATCAATGGAACAACCGAGGAAGAGTGCAAAGCCCAGGCGGAAGCTATTAAGGCTTATGCGACTCCGAGCGGTTATCCCAGGGTGAAGGACGGCGGAGAAACCCACACACCCCACGGCGGCAACCCGAAGGCAGACTTCGCGGAATATATGAATGCCGTAATGAAATAAGATAAGGAGATAAACATTATGTCAAGTGGAGTACCTACCAACAGAACAAACATCGACCTTCCCGAAAGCGTAAGCAACGTAATTCTTCAGAAAATCCAGGAATCATCCAAGGTTATGCGCCTTGCTCGTCAGATGCCTTTACCTGGTAATGGCGCCGCAATCAACGTTCTTCTTTCCGACCCCGAAGCATCTTGGGCGGGTGAAACCGAGAAGAAGGCGGTTTCAAATCCCCAGGTTTCGACCAAAATCCTTCGCGGATATACCCTTTCCGTAATCGTTCCCTTCTCAAGACAGTTCAGAAGAGATGCTTCCGCGCTCTATGATGCGATCGTTGAGAAGCTTCCCGATGCACTCGGAAGAAAGTTCGACGAGACCGTATTTTTCGGCACCGCTCCTGGTTCCGATTTCGATACCCTCGCAAACGTAACCGCGCAGAACCTTACATCCGATGTATACGGCGGACTTGTTGCCGCTGATACCGATATCGCTCTTCATGGCGGAATCTCAAACGGATATATCTTCTCTGCACAGGGTAAGGGAATCCTTCTCGGAGCAAAGGACCAGGACGGCAGACCTCTGTTCATCAACAACGTTTCCGAAGGCGCTGTTCCCGTTGTTCTTGGAGCAAGAACCGAGATCACCAAAGCCGCATTCAAGAGTGGAAATCCTTCCAAGATCGGATTCGCGGGAGATTGGAACCAGGCTGTATGGGGCATGGTTGAAGGTGTTAGGGTTGACTATTCAGAGGATGCGACCCTTGACCTCGGCGATGGCAACAGCATCAATCTTTTCCAGCAGAATATGTTCGCCGTAAGAGCAGAGATCGAAGTTGGCTTCCGCGCCCTCACCGATGCTTTCAACGCTCTTACTGCAAGTGGAGTTCCTTCCGTTTAATGAAGGAGTTCATCAACCCTTACACCAAGACTTCGTTTTTTGTCGCGGATGACAGAGTGGAAGAATACAAGGCGGCGGGATTTTCTCTCGCCGCTTCCTCTGAAGAAGCAAAAACCGAGGTCGAGGAACCCAAGACCGAAGAAGTAATCGAGGCAGAACCCGAAGAGATCACCGAAGAGGAAAAGCCCGAAGAGGTCAAGGAACCCAAGAAGGCTACAAAGAAAGCCAAGAAGTGAGGTTTAACGATGTCATCATACGCAACTTATACAGACATACAGACAAGGCTTGGAAGAACGTTCGACCAAACCGAGATAGCAATTTGCAATCAGCTTCTCGAACGTGCGGGACTCGAAATCGACTCTTATAACGTGAATGCCTCGGCAGACGCGAAGAAGTCCGTTTCAATCGAAGCGGTATCAAGAGCGATGAACGAGACAAGCGATGTTCCGATGGGTGCATCCCAGGGAACAATGTCCGCACTTGGATATTCGCAGAGTTGGACGATGCCTTCGGGCGGGTCCGTAGGAAGTGTATATCTTTCCAAGTCCGATAAAAGAATCCTCGGTTACGGTAATGCAATCGGGGCAAGCAATCCCCTTTCATTTGTTACGAGGCAGAGCGTATGAGAGGCATCACGGTAAAACTCACGAAGAAGACACAAACGGGCACAGACCCTTTCGGTCAGCCCATATACTCCACCATCGAAGAAGATGTTTCCGATGTATTAGTTGGGGAACCTTCAACGGATGACATCACTAATGCAATTACCATGTATGGCAAGAAAGTCGCTTATACTTTGGCAATCCCCAAAGGTGATACCCATGTATGGGAAGATACCACGGTAACACTTCCCGCACCGTTTGAAGGAACTTACCACACAATCGGTTACCCCACAGCGGGAATCGAAGCGAACATACCTTTAAGGTGGAACAAGAAGGTGCATCTTGAAAGAATCGAAAGTGAAAGTGAAACTGAACAGCAAGGGAATCAAGGAAGTTCTTAAATCCCAAATGATGATGGATGCCGTGGAAGCAGAAGCCGAGAAGCACGGCGAACCCGAATCAAGCTTTGTGGGTTTCGACAGATGCCATGTATTAGTCAAGGAGAACAGCAATGATTGAAGTTACCGTTAAAGAATATCTCGATACGGTATTCGGAGAAGAAGGGATTCCCGTTTTAATGGAAACACCCAAGGACCTTCCCGATAAGTTTATCATCCTGGAACTTATTGATCGTGGCAAAGAGAACCACATCAACGAAGCGACAATCGAGTTCAGATGCTATGCCGAATCAAAGTATGAAGCGGCGGTCCTCGATGAACGATTAAGGGAAGCCCTCGAAGCATTCAACGAGGGTTCCGATATCACTTGTCACTTGGGCGGTGGAAATGATTCTACTGATACGATTCTTAAGAAGTACCGTTATCGTTGCTATTTCAATTTTTTTAATTTTTGAGAGGAGATAAATTATGTCCGATGCAACCAAAGTAAGCGTTGGCAAGCCTAAAATCGGCGGTGCCATTCATTGGGCACCTCTCGGAACATCCCTTCCCACTTCTGCGACCGAAGCCCTCAACGCGGCATTCGCAGAACTCGGATATGTTTCCGAAGATGGACTCACAAACAATAATTCACCCGAAAGCGATACCGTCAAGGCATGGGGCGGAGATACCGTTCTCAACCTTCAGACCGACAGACCCGACACCTTCGCTCTCACTCTTCTTGAATCCCTCAATACCGATGTTCTCAAGACCATTTATGGCGCTTCAAATGTCACCGTAGATGGAAGCGGAAACATCACCGTTAAGGCAACCGCAGAAGAGATGACTTCGGGCTGTTGGGTATTCGATATGATTCTTAAGGGCGGAAGAGCCAAGAGAATCGTAGTCCCCAACGGAACCATTTCAGAACTCGGCGAGATCACTTATAAGGATGATGAAGCGGTCGGTTATAACATCACCATTACCGATGTTCCCGACACCAACGGTGTATATCATTACGAATACATCACCGCAACCGCTCCGTCAGCATAATAAAAGGGGGAAATTATGGAAGGTACAACAAAGAGCGGCTTTCAGTTTAAAGTGAACGAAAAGGTCCTTAAGGATTGGCGATTCACGATGGCACTCACCAAGATGGAGAAGCACAAGACACCTTTCGACGCTCTCCAGGGCATGAACGAGATGGCAGAACTTCTTCTTGGTGATGATATGGAGAGATTTTTCGAGCATATCAAAGCACAGAACGATGGCATGGTTCCTTTCGAGGTTGTAACCGCAGAACTTAAGGAAATCCTTGAACAGTTCCCAAAAAACTGATATTCCTCGCACATTGTATTGCGGTGTGTGAGGATGAGTTAATCTGCGACTTTGCGGAAACTTACCACATATTCAATTACAGAGAATTGTCACCCGAAATGGCGGCGATTCTCTGTTTTGGATTAAGGGACAATTCCCGCGTGAAGATGGTGGTTTCGGGTCAGAAACTCACATTGGAACAGACTTTGCTCGCAAAGATGGCGGACGATTTGAGTTTCCAAAGTTGGGCGCAGACAAAGGACGGGCAGAAGAACCGAAACCGTCCTCAATCAATACTGAAAACACTCCTTGAGGAAAAGAAGGAAGATAAAATCGAAGCCTTCGAAACTCCCCAGGAATTTAACGAAGCATGGGAGAAGATAGTTCATGGCGAACACGATAGGTGAAGCATATCTTCAGATTCGCCCTTCAATGGAAGGCATCCAAGGCGAACTCGAAGGCGCGATGGGCGAAGCGGGAGCAAGTTCCGCATCATCGTTCGGAAATGCGTTTGCTTCGGGTATAAGCTTTGTCGCGAAAGCGGCGGCGGCGGCTGTCACAGCGGCGGCGGCGGGTGTTACGGCACTTGCCAAAGAATCCGTTTCAGCATTTGCGGATTATGAACAGCTTGTTGGCGGTGTAGAAACCTTATACGGCGATCAGTTCGACACCGTAATGGAGAACGCTTCGAGAGCATACGAAACAGCGGGACTTTCCGCTAATGAGTACATGGAAACGGTAAATGGTTTCGCCGCTTCCCTCACAAACTCATTGGGTGAAGAATACGCATGGCAAGCCGCCAACTACGCGAACGAAGCGGTCATCGCAATGGCGGATAATGCAAACCGAATGGGAACTTCGATGGAGTCCATTCAGAATGCTTATGCGGGCTTTGCCAAAGGCAACTTCACAATGCTTGATAATCTCAAGCTTGGATATGGCGGAACCAAGGAAGAGATGGAACGACTCCTTCGCGATGCTGAACAGCTTGGCGGATATATCGAAGGCTCGCTTTCGATTGATTCCTTCGCAGACATCACCGAAGCGATTCAGATTGTCCAGGATAACCTTGGCATAACGGGAACCACGGCAGAAGAAGCGGCGGAAACTATTTCGGGTTCACTCGCGATGACAAAATCAGCGTGGACGAATCTCGTTGCGGGCATGGCGAACCCCGATGCGGACCTCGGAACCTTAATAAGTAATTTTGTGGACTCGGCGCTTATAGCGCTTGATAATCTTATGCCCACGATTCAGCAAGCATTGACGGGAATTGGAAGCGTCATCACGCAGATCACCCCGATTCTTGTTAGTTTGCTTCCTGGGCTTATACAGACGCTTGTCCCGCCTCTTATCCAGGCGGCGATTCAGCTTGTGAACGCTCTTGTCCAGGCACTCCCCGAAATCATCGGCATTTTGCTTGAACAGCTTCCCGCGATGTTCGATTTAATTATCAACACCGTTTTGACGATGCTTCCGCTCGTCATTGATTTGGGCTTACAGTTCATCATGGCGCTTGCGGATGGTCTGATTCAGAACTTGCCGACACTTATCCCCGCTGTCGTTGATGTTGTATTGACGATGGTGGAGAAGTTGACCGACCCCGACACGCTTGTCATGTTGGTGGATGCGGCAATTCAGCTTATTTTGGCTTTGGCTGAAGGCTTAATCAACGCACTTCCGAAGCTTATCGAGAAGGCACCGCAAATCATAATGAATTTGGTCGAAGCCTTAATCAAGGCGGCACCGAAGATTCTTGAAGCGGGCGCAGAACTCATTTTCAAACTGATTGAAGGTGTGTTGATGGTAGTCGGTCAGCTTGTAACGCTTGGTGCTGATCTCGTTCAATCCGTAAAGGATGGATTTTGGGAGAAGGTCGAAAGCGCCAAGGAATGGGGCAAAGACTTAATCGACAACTTCATCGACGGAATCAAAGCGAAGTGGGAGAAGCTGAAATCAACCATCACAGACCTGGCAAGCACCATTAAGAGCCTTTTAGGATTCTCGGAACCCGAAGAAGGACCGCTTTCCAATTTCCATACATACGCACCCGATATGATGGAGTTATTCGCAAGCGGAATCCGTCAGAATCTCGGACTTATCACCGATGCGATGGGACTTGTTACGGGAAGCATCGCCACAGACTTCACAACGGCTGAAATCGCACCGAATAACTATTCGGCGATAACGAATCCCTATGAGAATTTGAACAATGCTCTTGGGGCAAATATGGGCAACCAGGGCGATATTGTGATTCCCGTCTATATCGGACAAGAAAGATTAGACACGATCATTCTCAACGCACAGCAGAGACACGCTTTAGTAAGTGGGGGTAGATGATGGCACAGAAAGTTAAGTTAAAATTCGATACCGAGTATTTCCCACTTACTAAAGGCACATATAATCTTACCTTTTCAAACAAAGAAACCGTAAACGAGACAGAAGCGGGAACCCTTCAGCGCGAGATTAAGCGCCTGGGAGTTCCGCATTTGTCCGTGTCATCCACGGTCAATTCAACATGGTATCAGAAGTTGGAAGGGTATTTCGTCAAAGGAAGCAAAGTCACGGTCGGATATTATTCGCCCACCTCTCTTGCGGAAGCAACCTTCGACGGATTCATTCAGAACTTGACCTATAATCTTATCAAAGACAACGGAACAGAAACCTATTGGGATGTTTCATTTGAGGTCACAGCGTATTAATGTATTCAGCATCGGCAGACTTTCTCACAAAAATAAAATCGAATACAAGAAAACTATCTTGGAGCGGAACCATCACAACAGCGGGTGGTTCCGTTTATTCTTTAGACCTTGAGAACATCATCAGCGGTTCAATCACAAGGTCAATTTCTTCCCAGGAACTTAACATCGGGACGGCTTACGCATCCACGGTGTCAATGGAAATTATCCTTCCTGGAGTATCAAGATATGAACTCTATAACGGGGTTATTGAATTAACGTGTTCGCTCAATGGCGCATTAGATGAAATCCCGATGGGTTCATTCATCATTTCAGAAGCAATGCAAACCGCAGATCATATCACCTTAAAGGGATATGACAACATGATTAAATTCGATGCGGTTTCTTTCTCGGCTTCACTTAATAACGCGATTCAGACTCCCTTCGCGTGGCTTACGCAGATGTGTTCGGCTTGCGGTGTCACGCTTGGAAATACCTCGGCACAGATTCTTGCTATGCCGAACGGAAACAGAAAAACGGGCTTTGCGGATTCTGTCGCAGATGCTTCGACTTGGCGCGATGTACTTGGATATATTGCGGGATATTTAGGCGGATTCGCCTATATAGATCGTGACGGTTCTCTGTATATCGGACAGTATAAGGGCATCGCAAGCGATACAATCCCTTCAAGCTTCAGATATTCTTCGAACCTTTCCGACTTCCGCACGACTTTCGATGGTTTGTATGCGACATATAAAGACGGCGGGGTCCAGGAATATGTATATAACACCAACACGGGCGGATTAGTCCTCGACCTTGGAACAAATCCGTTCTTACAGTTCAACGATGATACGAACCGCCTTGCCGCACTCCAGGAAATCATAAGTGCGTGGGACGGCATTTATTATGTTCCCTATTCGGTGGATATGCCTCTTGTCCCGAT